CGGCAGCCCTAAAGGAACTCAGGAAAAGCTCTGATGGCAAAGGCAATTGACACTCTCTCCATCAGGCTTGAGTTCAAGGAGGGATCAGGCTCTCAGCAGATAATTGACAAGATTGGAAAATCGATAAAAGAGTTAAAAACATTTGCATCGGCAACAGGCCCCTCAATAGACAAAGTAAGAAGGTCCGTAAATGAATATGCAAGCCAAGGCAATAAAAGCATCAGCACAATTGAAGGGCAAGTTAATGCCTTAAGAGCATTAAGAAGAGAAGCAGATATTAATAGCAAGGAGTTCAAAGAGCTAACTGCTGACATCGCAAAGTACGAGAGACAGTTAAACAAAGCTCAAGGTCGAAGGGGTGGTGGTGGTGCCCGTCAGGCAACACAGGTAGCTGGTGCTGTCATTTCCGGTGGAATTTTTGGTGGACCTGAAGGTGCAATCGGCGGTGCGCTCGGTGCCTTTGGTGGTGTGCAGGGTGCCTTCGCTGGGGCTGCTATTGGCGCTCAAGTTGGGAACGTCAGAAAATCTATTGGAGACGCTGCAGACTATGCGGCGCAAATTGGCAAGCTGAAGATTGCTCTTGAGGGTGTCGCTCCAAACCAAAATGATTTCAATTCTGCGCTTGAAACCGCAGCAGAAGCCACTAGAGAATTTAACGTTCCCCAAGAGGCAGCAGTTCGTGGCATTACAAGGCTTGCTGCAGCAGTAACGGGTGCAGGCGGTCCTGTTGGCGATGCAGAAACTACTTTTAAGAACGTAACTGCGGCTATCAAGGCAACGGGTGGTAGTTCTGAAGACGTAAAAGGCGCTATTACGGCGATGGTCCAAGTATTTAGTAAAGGCAAGGTTTCTGCAGAAGAACTTTCTGGACAACTGGGAGAAAGACTGCCAGGAGCAGTGACTTTATTCGCTAAGGCGAACAAAATGACCTTGCCTGAGCTTCAAAAGAATCTCAAGGCTGGCACGGTAGGACTGAATGAATTGATGAAATTTATTGAGCAGTTAGGTGTTGAATTTGATGGCACTGCAAAGACTATTGCAGGTTCTAATGAAGAAGCTGGGGCAAGGCTTTCAGTAGCGTTCGACGAGATGAGAGCAAGTGTTGGCAACTCCTTGCTTGAAACTGGAGCAAATTTTCAAGACGCTTTTGCCGAGTTCATAACGGATCTAACACCAAAAGTTGTTACAGGAATTGAGTTGATTAAGGGTTCTGTATCTGGATTTATGAAGGTCTTCCTGCCTGCTGCGGCTGGCATTACTACTTTTATATTGCTCGTAAAAGGAGCGGCAATTATTGCGACACTTGGCGGAATTGCAGCCGCAATAGCGGCTTTTGTGATAAAGATAAAAATCTTGTCTGCAGGGCTAGCTACTGTTGGAATACTTTTAGCCACTAATCCTCTATTCTTAGGCATTGCAGCGGTTTCTGGAATTGTTGCAGGAATAGTTGCAATAACTAACGCAATCAATGGTCAAGCAGCGGCCACAGAGAGGCTTGTAAAAGCAGGAAAGTCTGACACAGCAACTGCTGACGATAAGCAAATAGCTCTTAGTGAATTGACAGGACAGGCTGCTGAACAAAGAAGAATTATTAGACAGAATCCAAAAGGGCGCACAGGGCAAGGCTCAGCGGCTCAAAACAAGAGAAGAAGGGACGCGGAAGCAGAACTTAAAAGAATAGAAAGGGATATAGTTATTGTCACTCGCGTCAAGAAAAAGCCTGATAAAGAAGATCCTTTCGACTACGGCGACCCCTCTACAGAGCCCGGAGGCAGCAGTGGAGGCACAGGACCGACAGACATATCCAAGGCAAAAGCAGACGCATTAATTGCTGCTAATAATTTAAGGCAAAAAGGTGTTCAGATAACTAAAGAAGACATATTGGCGCAACAAAAAATTGCACTAGAAGCAGCTAAGTCACTACTTCCTCAAAGGCAAAGAGTAGAAGTCAATAAAATCAACGTCAAAGCTGCTAATGACATCTTTGCGTTAGAAGAACGCAACAGAAAGGAAGCAGAGCAAAAACTTATAAAAGAACGAGAAAAAGCAGTTGCTCTGAGCGAAATTAAATTAATAACAGGAGAGATTACTCAGGAAGAATTTGACCAGCAGGAAATTAGGCAGCAAGCCTTTGAGCTTACTAAGCTGTTTCCAGAACAGCTTGAAAGAGTAAAAGCTGCACTTGAAGAAGCAGCAAGTCCTTTAGGCAAGTTCAAGAAGGGCTTAAAGGAATTGTTTGAGTCTGCAATGGACCTGAAGACTGCTTTAGGTGAGTTTGCAGTTCAGGCGGTTGACAGTTTTGGAGATGCTTTTGCTGATTTTGTGACGACAGGAAAAGCAAACTTTGCTGATTTTACGGCTTCAATCTTGAGAGACCTGGCAAAAATCTTTGCAAGAGCGGCGTTGTTTAAAACTCTTTCCATGATCCCTGGCGTAGGCAACTTATTGGGTCTTGCGGGTGGTGGGGTGACTAAAGGCATAACTCCTCCTGCGACAATTCCTGGGAGCGTTAGTGCAATTGCAGCAAACGGCCTTGCCGTCGCGAAGAATGGAATCGTTCCTTATGCCAAGGGCGGGCTAGTCACTAAACCCACTCTGTTCCAGTACAAGCAGGGTGGCGTCGGCAGCTACGGCTTGATGGGGGAAGCCGGGACAGAAGCGATCATGCCGTTACGTCGTGGAGCCAACGGTAAGCTCGGAGTTGAAGCATCTGGCAGTGGAGTAGGAGATGTAGTTGTCAATGTTGACGCTGCTGGCTCTTCTGTTGAGGGTGATGGCAATCAAGCCGCGCAGCTTGGCAAGGCGATTGGTATTGCAGTACAACAGGAACTAGTGAAGCAGAAACGACCTGGAGGCTTACTCTCACGCTAATGGCTGTATTTCCTTCTATCGATCCTTCTTACGGAGCGCAAAAGCGCAGCGAGCCTGTTGTTCGTACAGTTCAATTCGGTGATGGATATCAAGCTCGACTGAGTTTTGGTTTAAATCAAAATCCGAAACAGTGGTCTTTGGAGTGGAGAAATATCACTGAAGCGCAAGCCGACACTATTGAGACATTTTTAGACGCTCGCGCTGACGACAACGCATCCTTTGATTGGTCTCCTCCAGACGATTCAAATACTTACAAGTGGATTTGTCCTTCTTGGTCAAAAACCTTGCCTTATTCAAACTTGGCAAATATTCAGGCAACATTCCAAGAAGTATTTGAACCGTAATGGCTGTATCGTCCTGGACCGCTAACACCGCATTTTCTGTTGGCAATATTCGGCACGCCACGGTGCAGCAAGCCACCGGCTTGTACTTCCAATGCACGTCTGCTGGAACGTCTGCTGGCACCGAGCCTAGTTGGCCAACAGATGTAGGTAGCACCATTGTTGACGGTGGCGTCACCTGGACTGCAATCAGCAGCGTTTACGAAGAGCTGCTAAAGCTTGCCCCAAGTGCAGTTATTGAACTCTTTGAATTGCGCCTAGATAATAGTTTGCATGGCAGCTCAGACGTATATCGCTTTCATAACGGTATGTCTAAAAATAATGTAAACATAAATGCAAACGTAGTCTTTAACTCTCAGGAATACGTCAGGCTGCCAATCGCAGCGGATGGTTTTGAATACTCCAATACCGGAACGTTGCCTCGCCCCACATTAACCGTCAGTAATTTAGACGGCACGATGACTATTTTGCTTGCATTAGTAAATGCAACGACTGCTGGTAATGACCTTGGTGGGGCGGAAGTTCGCAGGATCCGCACCCTAAAAAAATATCTTGATGACATTAATTTTCGGTTTGACGACACCGGTATTACCCAAGACGGAAACACGTTGACAACGCAAGGCGGAGATACTTTTATCTTCAGTAACATTGGCAATCCAAGTGGTGTTGCTGACCCTCACGCTGAGTTTCCGCAAGAGCGATGGTTTATTGATCGCAAAGCAAACGAGTCGCGTAACTCAGTAACGTTTGAACTAGCCAGCAAGTTCGACCTAGCTGGACAGAAGTTACCAAAACGTCAGATCATCGCGAACGTTTGTCAGTGGAT